GGAGCTGGAGGTAACACCGGCCAGATCAACGGCCAGGGCAAATTCCACCTCGGGTCGTCGCTGACAGCGTTCGCGGTGCCCCAGGCGATGCCGGTGACGAAGGCGCTGCGGACGGTCTCGCTGGACACCTCCATCAACAAGGCGATCATGGCGGGGGTCACCCTGTCCTCCACCACCGGCACCCCGTCAGTCACCGTGGATGACCTGATAGTCGAACTCCTGGGGTAACGCCATGCCGAGTGGCGTTCCCGGGCGGGTGCCTGGCTGGCGCGGGCCGGTCCCCCCGTTCCTGCCGTGGCCTCCCCGGGGTGGCGGGTCAGCACCACCACCCCCGGCCGGGGTGGTGGTCCACGTCAACGCGGGCCTCCAGATCAGCGGGTCCGGTTCGACCGGCGCGGTGGCCACCATCCCCGCCGGCACCGGCATCCTGGCCGGCGACCTGATCGCCGTCGCCGCGGACTGCAACGGCACCCATGTCACTGACGGCATGGCGGTGCAGGACTCGGTGAACGCCACCCCGTTTACCACGATCAGGGAGCAGGATCTCTCCGGGTCCTCTACCCGCTGGTTGCAGACCTTCTCGTTCGTCACCCCCGCCGACATCGCGGACGGCTCCACGATCACCCTGACCGGCTATGCGTCGTCGTCGGCGGCCTCGCTCGCGGTGGACGTGTTCCGGAATGTGACCGGCACGATTTCGGCGGCAGCGGTGGGCACGTCGCCGGCTGGCGCCATCACGTCGCTGGGGCCGCCGCTGGGCTCCGCTCCGCCAGCGGGGGATCTGGTGCTGTCGTTCAACTCGTTCTCCAGCAGCAGCGGGGCTTTCCCCACGGTCCCGGCACCGTTCACGGCCGGCTCGCGGGCGGCCACCACCCCGGCGACGGCCATCGGGTTCGTGCTGGCGGCGGACGGCTCCTCCACTTACGCGGTCACCTGGACCAACAACTCGTCCCAGTCCAACGCCGTCGTGGCGGTCGCGTTCTCGGCGGCTGTGGCTGCGGTCCCCGGCGCGGCGGTCCTCACTGGCGGGGAGGGGACGCTCAGTTCCGCAGCCGGCCAGGCCGCGCCGGCGACCCTCACGGGAGGCTCAGGCAGCCTCTCGGCGTCTGGTGTCCTGGCGGGGGCCTCCACCCTCACGGGGGACGGCGGGACGCTCACCGCCACGACTGGCGGGACGCCGACCGCCACGTTGACGGGCGGGCCTGGCTCTCTCGGAGCGGTGGCGGTCCAGCTCGCGCCGGCCACGCTGGCGGGGGGCTCCGGTCTCCTGGCCGGTGTGGCGGGTGAGCTGGCTCCGGCCACGCTGACCGGAGGGCCGGGCTCGCTCACCACCTCCAGCGCTGTCCTGCCGCCGGCTGCGCTCACGGGTGGGGGAGGCACGCTCACCTCTAAGGCCACGGAAGCTCCGGCCGGGGCTCTGGTGGGCGGTGGCGGTCTCCTGGGTGGTTTGGTTACCCAGCTATCACCCGCCGTCCTGGGGGGTGGCAGCGGCAACCTGGGCGCGACGGTCACTGAGGGTGTGACGGCTGTCCTCACGGGCGGCAGCGGAACCCTGGTCTCCCTGGTAACGGAGAGTGCAGGCGCGGTCCTGGCTGGTGGGGGCGGGGTGCTGAACGCCTCCACCTCCGGTGCCGCGTCCGGGGTCGCGGTCCTCACCGGAGGAGGCGGGACTCTCGCCGCCCTGGCTGTCCAGCTCGCGCACGCGACTCTCACCGGAGGGGGTGGCCAGCTCACCAGCCTGGCCATTCAGCGGGCACCAGCGACCCTGACCGGCGGAGGTGGTGTCCTCGCCGCCCTGGCCTGGCAGCTCGCGGGCGCGGCCCTCACCGGGGGAGCGGGGTCGCTGGCCGCGCACGCCGGCCAGGGCGCAGGCTCAGTCCTCACGGGAGGGTCTGGGGTCCTCGCCGGCTCGGGGACGTCCGGGGTGCCGGGGGTTGCCAACCTCAGCGGAGGGTCCGGGGTCCTGTCCTCGGCCGCTACCCAGCGGGTCGCAACCGCGCTGACCGGGGGGGCTGGCAACCTGGCCGCCACCTCCGCCCAGGTGTACCGGGCGGGTGCTGTCCTCCTCGGCGGCCAGGGCGTCCTCCTCGCTGGAGCTGTCGTCCCGTCGCTGGTCTCCAGCATCGAGGCGCGGGGGGAGCCGCAGCGGCAGTGGTCCGCGGCCGGCCCGCAGCGGCAGTGGGCGGGAGCTGGGGAGCCGGTGTCGCAGTGGTCCAGTTCAGGGCCGGTCCGGCAGTGGGCCGGCGGAGGAGTGGCCGGGGCATAATGACGGTGAGAGGAGCCGTCATGCAGCTACCCGTCACCACCCGCGAGACCATCTTGTGTCCCATCGCCGGGCCCCCAGGTTTTGACCTCACCCCGTACACACCCCAGGTCGCGCTGATCGCGGACAACGGGACTGAGCCGCTCGACGCGGACTATCACAACGGGACCTGGGTGACCGTCAACCTCCCGGCGAACGTCGCGTCTCCGTGCCCTGGCCTGGACGTGGGGCCTGGAGCTCCAGTGGCCTACCCGCAGGGGTTCTACATGGCGTGGGTGAGGCTGAACACGGGGAGCGCCAAGCCGGTGTGCCAGTCCGGCCGCGTCCGGGTGGGGGACCCGCGCCTGTGACGGCGCTGGACCTGGACCGTGCCTGGAGTGAGGTCACCACCCGCGTCCGCGCCCGCCACCGGCCTGTCGAGCGGCGGTACCGCGACCCGGTGGCTGTCGCTGAGACGGTGGACCCCACCTGGAAGGTCTCCCCCGCTACCCAGCTCATCAACGACGCCCTGGTCGAGCTGATGTCGCCGCAGTCGCCGGATAACGCGCTCGCGGTGTTCATGCCACCCCAGGAAGGCAAGTCACAGCTCGTGTCCAGGCGGTTCCCTGAGTGGGGTCTCGACGCCGACCCCGGGCTGCGGTTCGCGATCGTGAGCTATGAGCAGGACACCGCCCTGCGGTGGGGCAGGGACATCAAGCAGGACATCGCGCTCAACCCCGACACCCTCCACATCCAGATCCGCCGCGACTCCTCCGCCGCAGGACGGTGGGAGACGCCGGCTGGAGGAGGGGTCTACTGCGTGGGTGTGGGTGGCGCGCTCACTGGCCGGCCCGTCGACGTCCTCATCATTGACGACCCGGTGAAAGACCGGGAAGCGGCTGAGTCTGAGGTGCTGCGTAAGACGGCGTGGAACTGGTGGGAGTCCGTGGCCCTGACCCGGCTGGCGCCCAGGGCGAGGGTGGTCCTGATCCAGACGCGGTGGCATGAGGACGACCTGGCGGGCCGGATCTTCTCCCGGCCCTCCCCCCTCAAGTGGCGGCAGATCGTGATCCCAGCCATCGCCACCTCGGCGGACGACCCGCTCGGCCGTGAGGTGGGGGAGGAGCTGCCCAGTGTCCGGGGGAGGGAGCCGGGGTACTTCCGCAACCTCCAGGCGAATATGTCCAACTACGTGTTCTCCGGGGTGTACCAGCAGGAGCCGACCGCCGCTGAGGGTAACTTCTTCCGCCGTGCCTCGTTCCGCTACTGGAGGATGGGCACCCCGTGGAACGACGGCCGGGAGACCCTGATCTGCGAAGGCAAGGTCGTCACCCTCGCGGACTGCTGGCGGTTCGCGACGGTGGACGTGGCCGGCTCCGCCAAGACGACCGCCGACTACACCGTGGTCTCGATGTGGTGCGTGACGGTGGAGGGAGACCTGATCCTCCTGGACCGGGCCCGCGCCCAGGTGGGCACCCATGATCACTTCCAGATGGCGCAGCCGCTCGTCCAGCGGTGGGGTGACGCGGTGCTGTACGTCGAGCGCGGCTACTTCTCCTCCACCCTGGTCAAGGACGCGAGGAACGCGGGGATCGGGGTCGCGGAGGTGGTGGCCGACACCGACAAAGTCACGCGGGCAATCCCAGCCGCAGGCCGGGTCCACGCGGGGAAGGTGTGGTTCCCCGCGGACGCTTCCTGGCTGGAGGAGTGGACGAACGAACTGGCGATCTTCCCCTCGGGGACGCATGACGACCAGGTGGACACCCTCTCCTACGCTGCCCGCATCCTGGTCTCGGAGTGGACGCAGCCGAAGCCCCCGGAGCGGCACCGCGCCGATTCGACGGCTCAGGCGGTTGCGGCCGCTCACTCCTCCGCGACGGGCAACGGCGCTCACGAGGTTGACTTCATGAATCTGCAATACTGAGCGGGCTCAGGTAGCGCGTATGCCGGTAGGCAGGCCGTCCGGTGACGCAGGGAACGTCGTACTCCACCTGCTCCCAGGTGTGGGCACTCGCGGGTTCAAATCCCGTCACGCTATCGGAGCTAGACTCAGCCGCAGGCGGGGCCGGTTCCTATCCAACCCGGGAGTACCGCTCAGGGCCGTGAAGGTGTTGCCCCGGCCCCGCCTCCCTCTCCGCTCACCCTGGGAGCGGCTAGGATGCCTGCTCAGTAGCCCCATAGCTGAGCGGAGGACCTGGGTGATCACGGTTGTCGCTCACGAGCCCGTCCTCGCTGGAGGGGTGAAGCGCTGTAGCCGGTGTCTCGCGGTGTGGGTGGAGGGCGCGGGCTGGCAGGTTGCCGCTCACACAATTCCGTCAGGGAATGTGGCGTGCGCCGGCCCGGCGATCCGCCTCGCGGCGTGCAGAGCGGCAAGCTGATGGCCACCACCACCCCGAAGCCGTCGTTCTCTGACATCGGGAAGCCGGACCTTTACTGGGGTACGTGGGGTCAGGGGCTGCTGTCCGACTGGTGGGAGACCACCCCGGACCTGATCTGGCCCAGTTCGATCATCACGTACGGCCGGATGCGCCACGATCCGCAGATCAAGGCGATCCTCTCCGCGCTCACCCTCCCCATCATGCGGGCCACCTGGGTTGTTGACCCGGCCGGCTGCAAGCCGGAGGTGGTGCAGCGGGTAGCGGACAACCTCGGGTTGCCGGTGATGGAGAAAGACGACGAGCCCGGCCCGGCCCGCCGGCGTGGCATCATCTGGCACCGCCACCTCCGCGAGGCAATGTTCCACCTGATCTTCGGTCACTCGGTTTTCGAGCGGCGGTACCGCATCGACCCGGACGGGTTCTGCTCCCTGGACAACCTGGGGCCGCGGATGCCGTGGACGATCGCGAACATCAACCTCAACAGCGACGGCACGGTCCGGCAGATCGAGCAGGTCACCCAGTTGGAGCCGATCCCCGCTAACCGGCTCGTCTGGTACTGCCATCAGTTGGAGGGGTCCAACTGGGCGGGTATCTCCGCGCTGCGGCCGGCGTTCGGCGCGTGGATTTTGAAGCACGAGCTGTGGCGGGTCCACGCCACCTCGATCCGCCGTTTCGGGATGGGCGTGCCTGGCGTGGAAGCTCCCCCGGGGAGCACCGTCACCCAGGTAACCGAGGCGATGAACCTGGCGTCGTCGCTGCGGGTGGGTGACTCCTCCGGGGTGGGTCTCCCCCCAGGATTCAAGTTCTCCCTCACGGGGCTGACGGGGAGCGTGCCGGACGCGCAGGCGTTCGTCGCGTACCTGGACCAGCAGATGTCCAAGATGGCCCTCGCCGGCCTGATCGACATGCCGGGCGCTGTCCACGGCTCCAAGGCGCTCGGTGAAACGATGCTGGACCTGTTCCTCCTCTCGCTCCAGTCGCTCGCGGATGAGGTCGCGGAGGTAGCCACCTCCGGTCACCCGGGTATGCCGGGGATCGTGACGGACCTGGTGGACCAGAACTGGACTGACGAGCCAGCTCCCCGGATCGTGTGCACGGACGTGGGTGACTCCCATGAGGTGACCGCTGAGGCCCTGATGATGCTGATGCAGCAGGGCGGCCTCCAGCCGGACCCGGAACTGGATTCGTGGATCCGCAAGGTGTGGAAGCTCCCGCAGCGGAAGACCCCGTACCCGGCTCCGCCGGCTGCGGGTGGTGGCGCTCCTCCCCCCCCAGGGGCGCCGGGCGCGGGTGGTGGGCCCCCGGAGAATCCGCCGCCCGCGCCCGCTCCGGTCAAGGCGTCCGCGCCTGTCGTGGGTCACCGGCAGATGACGCCGCTGGAGGTGCGGGCGGGTATCGACCTGGTGGCGATGGATTCGGATTTCCAGACCACCCTCCAGCTCGTCCTGTCGTCCTGGCCGGCGATCTACCGTGGCCAGCGGGACCAGATCGTGGAAGACGTCGCGGCGGCGGTGGACGCCGGCCACCTGGACAAGCTCACCGACCTGACGGTGGACACCTCGGCGGGGGCTGACCTGCTGGAGCAGGCGATGCAGCTCCTCGCCAACTCCGCCGCGTCGCAGATGCTCGCGGAAGCCGCGCACCAGGGCGTGACGATCGACAACTCCAGGATCCGGCTGCCGGACAAGGCGCTGGCTAAGGTGGCCGCTGCCCGCGCCGCGCAGGCCACCCAGTGGGTTACCCTCGCGGCCTCGCGGAGAGCGCTCCAGGTGGTACAGGCGAGCGCGGGGACGGACGCGGCGGACAGGGTGGGTGCCACCCTCGACGGCCTGTCGCAGAAGTCGGCGGTTGAGCAGATCAGGGCGGCTCTGATGGCTGCGCAGAACGCGGGCCGGATGGCTGCGGTGGACGCAGCTCCAGCTAGCGCGCAGGACTCGGCTAAGTGGGTCGCGGTGGAGGCCCTGGACGAGAACACCTGCGAGGCGTGCGCGGCGGTGGACGGGTCGGTCTTCGACACCGCCCAGGACGCGGAGGACAACTACCCAGGTGGTGGCTACTATGACTGCGCCGGGTACGAGCGGTGCCGGGGAACGATAATGGTGGTGTGGGGTGGCTGAGCCGCAGCAGGTGACGGTCCCCTCCCTGGTGACCCTCCCGGATGTGGACATCGTGGCGACGGGGGAGTGGAACCTCTCCACCGGGGCGGTCATCTTCACGAAGGACATGCTCGCGGATGGGGTCGCCGCGGCCGACTGCCCTGCGGTGGGGTGGCCGGTCATCAAGATCGGGCATACCGACGAGCGGTTCACCCCCACCGATGGGGACGGCACCCCAGCTCTCGGCAGGGTGAAGAACCTGCGGCTTTCCGCGTCCGGGAACAAGATCGTGGGGGACCTGGCGGGTATGCCAGGATGGCTTGGGTCGATAGCTCCCAGCGCGTTCCCTCAGCGGAGCGTCGAGGGAGTGTTCGACTTCCGCTGCCAGATCGGGCACGTCCACCCGTTCGTCCTCACCGGCCTGGCGCTGCTGGGCACGGTGGGCCCGGGGGTGGGGGTCCTCAACGACCTGCAAGACATCGCCGCCCTGTACGGGGTGAGCGCAGCAGCTCCAGGCCAGGTCCCACCGGAGCCGTCGTGGAGCCTTGACCTCAAGGGAGGCCCAGTGCCTAAGCCAGGCAAGGTGGAGGCGGCGGCCATCACCGTTGACGACGTGACGAAGGCGTATTACAGCCAGCCGGGCCTGAGTTACTCGCGGTGGATCTGCGAGGTGCAGATGTCACCGCTCCAGCTCATCGTGTGCGACGACGCGGAAGACAACACGTACCGCGTGCCGGTGACGATCAAGGGCCAGACGGTGAGCTTCGCTGACCCGGTGCAGGTGGAAGTGGAGTACACCGACGTTGCCGCCCGGAGAGCTGTCGCGGCGGCTAAGTGGCCGGACCCCCGCCCGCCTGTCGCGGCGGGTGAGGGCGACAAGCCCGCTGGTGGGCCGTATGATCCTCCCGACGCCACTCCCCCTGACGGGGTTCCCGAGGACGGCGCCAAGGCGGCAGGAGCGACGCACCCGTACTCCGGTACCCACACGCACGAGCACACGGCGGGCGGGTCCCAGGGTGGGGACGAGATGCACTCTCACTCCCACTCGCACGACGGCGACGGAAGCCATGACCACAGCCACGCGTCCGCGTCGGCTGGTGAGAAGGAAGGGGCCACCGAAGTGGCATACACCGACGAGCAGGCGGCCACCCTCCGCAAGAGCCTGGGTCTGGCCGAAGACGTCGAACTGACGGAGGAGGTTGTCGCGAAGGCGGCTGAGGCGCTGGCCGCGAAGGTGCCCGCCGCGCCGGCTGCCCCGGCCGCCGACGACGCCCCGGTCGAGGACAAGCTCGCGGCAGCTCGCGGCCGGCTCCCCGCTGGAGTGATCGCGGTAGACCAGGGGGAGTGGGACAACCTCAAGGCGTCCGCGAAGAAGGGCGAGAGTGCCCACGCCCGGATGCAGCGCAACGAGCGTGACGGGGCGATCGACCAGGCCATCGCGGCTGGCAAGTTCTCGGTGGCCCGCCGGAGTGTGTACGAGCGGCTGTGGGACGCGGACCCGAAGGGCACCGCGGACCTCCTCGCGACGATGGCCAAGGGAGCTGTGCCGCTCGCGGACATCGGCTCCTCGGGCGGGTCGATTGACGACCTGGAAGCCGACGCGGAGTTCGACAACCTGTTCCCGCCGGCTGTGCGGTAGCGGACCGATGCCTGACTACACCCCGGTCTACATCCCCGGCCGCGCACTCACCCTCACGGTGAGTGTGGCGTGCGCGGGCGGGGACCTGCTGGAGGTATCCGGCAATGGCACCGTCCGGCCGTGGGTGCCTAACGCCACTCCCTCCAACAAGGTCGTCGGGGTCGCGTCTCAGGACATGGCGGTCAACGGGAGGGTGACGGCCTGGGGGTTCGGCCCGGTCCACGAGTCCATCGCTGACGGGACGGTCACCGCTGGCGATCAGATCATCGCCGCCCAGAACGCCGGGCGGCAGGTGAAGACAGCTCCAGCGGTGACCACCCCGACGCCGGGTGACGTCACTGTTTCCAGGGCCATCCTCGGGGTTGCCCTCACCACCGCAGCGGACGGTCTCAAGGTCCGCTGGATGCAGAGTTTCGGAGGATGAGCAATGGGTGACTACACCCCGGTCAACAACGTCGATACGGTCACGCTCACCGCGAGCGCCACCATCACAGGCGGGCAGGTGCTCGTCTCCTCCGGGGCCGGCACCGTCGCTCCCTCCGCTGGTACCACCGTCAAGGCGGTCGGTGTGGCGCTCCACGACGCGGTGAACGGCCAGCGGGTCACCCTCGCGGTCCTCCCCGGAGCGATCCACGAAGTCCCGGTCCAGGGCGTGACGGTCGTCACGGCCGGTAACGCGGTCCAGCCGGACGCGGCCGGGACGGTCTCGGCGGGCACACTGGCCACCATCGCGGCAGCGGGCACCCTCCTGGGTATCGCGCTGACCACCGCCACCGGCCCGGCCAAGGTCCGGTTCATCGGGCAGTAGCGCCCACGACAACCCGCGAGGGTGAGAGTTAGGAGTTAGGAATGCCAGGTTCGTACCCGGCCGGCCCGCCCACCCTTTCGGGTGACATCGAGACCATCAGCCGGTTCCTCCAGAGCCCGACCCAGATCCGCCGGCGGCTGCGGTCGTACGTGGACCTGCGGTTCGTCTCGGACCAGATCCTCACCCAGCGGTTCCGCACGTCCGGTGGCGCGGCTCTGTACGAGCTGAGCGAGCCGTTCGTGACTGACCGTCCGGTGGAGGCGGTGGGCCCGGGAGCTGAGTACCCGTTCGCCAACATGCCGACCGGCACGGCGGGGATCGCGGCGGTGTCCAAGTGGGGCCAGAAGGTCCCCGTCACCGACGAGGAGATCGCCCGGAACGTGTACGCCGGGCAGACCATCGACCGCGCCCTGCGCAAGGTGGTCAACTCCATCATCGGCCAGGTGGACGGCATCACCATGTCGGCCATCGCGTCCGCGATCACCACCACCCAGACCGCTACGGCGGTCTGGTCGGTACCGGCTAACGCGAGGATCCTGTTCGACATCCTCGCGGCCAAGGCCAAGGTCTACGGCAAGAACCTGGGGTACAAGCCGGACACCCTGCTGGTGGACGACCTGCATTACGCCTACCTGATGTCCGACACGAACATCACAAACGCGCTCCAGCGGGAGACCTCAAACAGCCCGGTCTACACGGGGCAGATTGAGATCATCGCCGGGCTGACGATCGTGGTGTCCCCCTCCTCGGTGGCGGCCAACCCGTACGTGCTGGACTCCTCACAGCTCGGGGGGATGGCGGATGAGATGGACGCCGCCCCCGGGTATGCGATGGACCAGCTCGCGGTCCAGGTCAAGTCGCTGCGGATCGACAGCAACGACAAGTGGGACCTCCAGGGCCGGCGCAAGACGGTCCCGATCATCCAGGAGCCCGGGTCGGCCTGCGAGATCATCACCACCTGAGCGAGCGGGAGCGAGAGGGAAGGGATCAGGGCGATGGCTGAGAAGCCGAAGGAGTACACCGTCACCGGGAAGTACGTGACGGCGCGGACGATGACGACGGACGGTTGGCGGGTGGTGGGCCTGATGGAAGGGGCCCGGGTGCCCCCGGACGCCGACCCGGAGTGGATCGAGCATCACCTCCGTAAGAAGCTGATCGCGGAGGTGGGCAAGGAGCCGGTGGCTGCCGCGGACATGGACGCGGAGGAGGCGGCGAGGTACTCCGACGCCCTGGTGCTCGCGGCGGAGGCGGACATCGCGAAGGCGGAGGAACGTCTCGACGCGGCCAAGGCGCAGCAGAGGTCCGCTCACGAGCGGCGGGACAAGGCTGAGGCGGAGCGTGCGGAGCGGGAGAACCCCAAGGGTGCTCCCGCTGGCGCTGGGGCTGGCCGTCCGTCTGGGGCGGCCAGCGCCCCGGCCGGCGCGGCTGGTGCCGGCGGCAAGAAGTAGCGGAGAGGTGGGGATGTGGCGGAGTCGTGGGCGCCGGGCGTCGATGACGTAGCCCGCCACATCCCGACCCGGACGAGGGACACCAGGACTCCCGGGTCGGACACTCTCCTGGGGACGTTCACCTCCTCCACCACACCCACCACCGACCAGGCCCAGTCCGTGATTGATGATGCGGTCAACGGCATCCTGGCGGCGGTGGGTGATCTGCCTACCAGCCCGGATGAGATGGTGCAGCGGTGCCAGGTCGCGGCGAGGAGCGCAGCGGAGTGGCGGGCCGCCGCTGACATCGAGGTGGCGTACCCGAACCGGGACGCTGACGTGAGGGTGTTCGCGCAGCTCGACCAGCGGGCTAAGGACGAGCTGGCCACGCTCAAGCTCGCGATGCAGCAGGCGAACGCTGGGGTGGTGGATGTGCTGCCGTTCTGGCAGATGCCGGACGCGCCGCCGTGGGCTGATCAATACCTGTACTGAGGAGGTGGGGAGAGATGCCGGCGACGAAGGTCGTGTGGGATGAGGTGGCGTTCGCGGAGTGGGTGCGTAACGCGGCCGGGTCTCCCCAGCGTGCGGTCTACATGATGGCGGTGCGGATCACGGTGGCGATGAAGGCCGCGATCCCCGTCTCTAAAGTCCAGCCGGTGTACGCCACCGGGGGGGCGACGGTGCCTGGTGGGACGAGGTACGCGGGCGACTTTCCCCTCCGCCCCAGCGGGTACCTGCGCAAGTCGGTGCGGCGGTACAGGGAACCGGGTGGGGACTGGATCATCGGGCCGACAGCGGAGTACGCGGCGTTCGTCAACGACGGCACTCCCCCTCACGAGATCCGCTCGACGGGCTCGTGGCCGCTGAGGAACCGGGCGACGGGCCAGGTGTTCGGCCCGAAGGTCCACCACCCCGGTACCAGGGGGGTCCACTACCTGGAAAGGTCGCTGGACGCCATCGGGGGGGTGACCGTCCATGTGCTGTGACCACGGGGCTGTACGCCTCTCTAAGCGGCCGGCCAGTCTCACCGTCCACACCTGCGGGGTGGGTGCTGGGAGTGTGGCAGCGGCGGGCTGCGCCCCGGGACGGAGGTGTCTCGCGTGACGTCAGCTATCGAGACTCCGGTACGGGACTGGATCAACTCGGACACCGCCCTGGTGGGGAACGGGACGGGTGACGACGCTCCCCTCAACGCGGGGGCGTTCACCCTCGCTCAGCGGTCCCCGGCGTTCGGGGCGTATGCGGTGATCACCCGCGACCCGGCCGCTCAGGTAGCCGGCCCGTTCGCGGAGGACTCCACCATCGGCGGGTACCGGGTGGCGTTCGACTGTTACGCGGGGACGGTCGACAAGGCGGAAGCCGCGGCGGCTGCGGTGACAGACAAGCTCCTCGCGCTGCGGGGGTGCCCGGAGCCGCTCGCGGATTCCGGGCTGGTAGTCCTGGTCTCCGACAATGTGACGGGGCCGGTATGGGTGCCTCAGCCCCCGGACAGTGGTGAGACGTACTGCTTCACCACGGCCGGGGACCTGTGGGTCAGGAAGCAATAGGAGGACCAGATGGCAGCACTCACGCCGGTCTTGTGCGCCCGCCTCGGCGGCGGCGACATCCAGGCTGGGATGACGGCGGCTGGAGCTGGCGGCGATTCGTTCGCGGCTGGCTCCCAGATGTACCTGCGGGTGAAGAACGGGAACGCTGCGGCGTGCGTGGTGACGGTGAACCCGCCGGCTGGCGGGAACGACCTGGGGACCACCGTCGCTCCGTACGCGCTCACCCCCTCGGTCGCGGCGACGACCGGGGACCGGATCTACGGGCCGTTCCCCGTCAACCCGTTCGCGGACCAGAACGGCAACATCCAGGTGAGCTACTCGGTGACCTCGACAGTCACTGTCGAAGCTCTGGTGATGAGCACCTGATGGCAGCGAGGAAGAAGGACCAGGCCCCCCCGGAGCTGGCTCAGTGGGTGGTCGCGGACCATGCCCTGTTCCAGTTTGGTGAGGGGTCGATGCCGGTCCGGGCGCACAACATCGGTGACCGGCTCCTCCGCGAGCAGGCGGAACAGTTCGGGTGGCTGGGCTATGTCCACCCGCTGACCGAGGGTGAGGTGCTGTCGGTGGACGCGACCGCAGACGAGGAGCAGCCCCCGGCGAACCTCCTCACTCCCGAGGTGATGGCACAGCAGCAGGCAGCGCAGGCCGACACGGCCGGCGGAGACAGTGAGGGAGACGGATCCAATGCCGGCTAGAGGCAACCCAGCAGCCCTGGCCCTCGGGCCCGGGTACCTGTACATCTCACCGCTGGGCACGACTGAGCCAACCGACCTGGTGACCGCGTGGGCCACCGTGTCGGCTGCGTGGGTCGCGCTCGGCTACACCGACCAGGGCTCGGAGTTCGACTATCAGCTCAACACCTCCCCGGTGAATGTCGCGGAGGAGCTGGACGCGATCTCCAACGCCCCGGACGGGCGGGTGTCGAGCGTGAAGTTCAACCTCGCGCAGATCACGGCGACGAACCTCAAATACGCGAGCAACGGGGGGACGATCACCACCGGGACGGGGATCGTCACGTTTGAGCCTCCTGACCTCGGTACTGAGGTGCGGGTTATGCTCGGCTTCGAGAGCGAGGACCATCAGGAGCGGTGGGTGTGGCGTCAGGCGCTCCAGACGGGCCAGCTCACCATCCAGCGGCAGAAGGGCGCGAACAACGCCACGATGTCAACGGAGTTCATGCTTGAGAAGCCCGCGAGCGGGAGCCGGATTTACAAGGCGATCTTCGCCAGCCCGGCCCGCCAGTAGCCCTGGAGAGGGAGCCCCATGCCGAGCATTGGCGATTTCAGCAGCGTCCGGTCAGCGGACGAGGAGAACCCGCTTGAGGGTCTGGAGTTCACCCTCGACGGTGAGGTGTTCCGGCTGGAGGGGCATATGTCCATCCTGGAACTGAGCGAGCTGGCGCGGCACGCGGTGGCGGGGGAGGCGGATCTCAAGGACGCGGCTACCTCCGCGATGCTGGCGGAGTCGCTGTGCCAGGCGTTCGGTGAGGAGGAGTACGACCGGTTCCGTGCTCACACCCGCAAGCACCAGACGCCGGATGAGGCGATCCTGGCGATCACGGCGGGGATCAACGAGCTGGTGCAGTCCAGGGTGGAGGAGATGACCGCCCGCCCTACCGAGCAGCGGTCGCGCTCCTCGCGTGGTCGCAAGGAGAGGGAGCAGCGGATGTCGCGTGTCATCTCGCTCCAGACCGGCGACGTTCAGATCGTGGACGAGGTACCGGCCACGGGTGGGCCGGGGACGGTCGCGAGACGGCAGCCGGCGAAGAAGGCGAGGTCACCTCGCGGGCGCGGTTCCGCTCGTTCGGCCTGACGGTCCGGGAGCTGTGCGACGTAGCGGAGGTGCTGCTCCGCAAGCAGATGGAGACAGACATGATGCTGTCCTACCTGCACAGCATCGCTGGTGGGTTGCATGGCAGGATGCCGGAACTCCAGTTCCCGAGGGAGATACTGGCGGAGGACCTGGAGGAGAGCGAGCGGTTCACCGACCCGGCGCTCCGCAGGATGCAGGTCATGGCGTGGGCCGGAAGCGCGGAGGGTGAGGTGATCGAGAGTGCCGCCCCTGGCGCAGGCGTTCGTCCGGCTGAGGGTTGACTCCGCCCAGGTCAAGAAGGACACCGAAGCGGGCATGGAGTCCGCGGCTACCGGCCCCCAGCTCAAGCGGTCGGGGTCTAAGGCGGCTACGACGTTCGGTGAGGGCTTCGGCTCGCAGATGAAGAAGGGTGTACCGGAGTTCGCGAAGGCCGGGGAGGACGCCGGTAAGACGTGGGGGGCGAGGTTCGGGGGGGCGGCGGGGAAGGCGACCCGGACGCTGGCGCTGGTGGGGACGGCGGCTCTCGCCGGCGCGGCGGTGGAGAGCGTGCGGCTGGCTACCTCGTTCCAGTCCGCGATGAAGAAGGTGCAAACCCAGGCGGGTGCGTCAGCGGGTGACGTGAGGGTTCTGTCGAAGGAAATCCTCAGCCTCGGGGGGAAGGTCCAGCAGACCCCGCTGGAGCTGGCCAACGCGATGTACCACCTCAAGTCCGTTGGCCTGGACAACGTGCAGGCGATGAAGGCGCTCAAGGCCGCGTCGGACCTGGCGGCGGTGGGCGGGGCGAATCTGGAGGAGACCACCAACGCCATCGCGGGTGCGTGGCGGTCTGGGATCAAGGGAGCTGGGAGCTTCGGCCAGGCGGCGGCCACCACCAACGCCATCATCGGCGCCGGGAACATGCGGATGCAGGACTTCATCGACGCGATCGGGACGGGGTTCCTCCCCTCCGCCCGGTCCTTCGGGGTGTCGCTGTCCTCAATCGGTTCTGCGCTCGCGCTGATGACGGACGAGGGTATCCCCGCGAACGTGGCCGCGACCCGCCTGAGGATGACGCTGAGCCTCCTGGGGGCACCCTCCGGTAAGGCCGCCGACCAACTGGAGCTCATCGGGATCAAGGGGAACCAGCTCGCAAACGCGATGCGTTCCCCCCGGGGAATCGTGTCCGCGGTGGGCCTGCTGAAATCCCATCTGGATGCGTCGGGCCTGTCGGCTACCCAGCAGGCGATCCTCCTGTCGCGGGCGTTCGGCGGCGGCCGCTCCAGCTCAGCGATCCTGACGCTGATCAACAACTACGATGTGCTGCACCGCAAGCAGGATCAGATCAACTCCAGCATGGGGAAGTTCGGGCCGGCGGTCATCGCCCAGCGGAAAACCGCGCAGGCCCAGTGGGGGCTGCTGCGGTCCTCGCTGGACACTCTCGGGGTGAGGGTAGGTACCGTCCTCCTCCCGGTGATCACGAAGACGGTGGGGTGGTTTTCCAACCTGCGCAACCTGATGCCTGTCCTGATCGGGGTGATGGGCCTGCTCACGGCGGCCATCCTGATCCAGGCGGCGGCGTGGGCGCTCACCCCCATAGGCCAGGTCGCAATCCTGATCGGCCTGATCACGGCGGGAATCATCCTGCTGGCCACCCACTGGACGACGATCTGGCACGGGATGCTGGTGGCCGTGAATGTGGTGTGGAGCTGGATCAAGCAGAACTGGCCGCTCCTCACCGTGATCATCCTGGGGCCCATCGGGCTCGCGGTGGTCGGCATCATCAAGAACTGGGGGCGGATCAAGGCCGGGGCGCTCGACGTGTACCACTTCCTCCTCCCGGTGTTCCGCGTCATCGGCGCGATCGGCCGGGCGGCGTTCCTGGTGATCTCCACCGCCGCGAAGATCGCGTTCGACATCATCTACGGGCTGATACTCCTCGACGCGTTCCTGATCCGGCACATCCTCTCCGCGCTGGGAGTCGCTGGGGCGTGGGTGTTTGTCCACGTGATCCAGCCGGCGGCGCGAGCGGTGTGGTCGGCTGTCGTCGCGTACGTCCGGGTGATGTGGAGCATCGTCCACCCCATCCTCAACGTGTTCGGTTCGGTGGCCCAGGCGATCTGGGGCGGGATCAAGCGGGCCGCGTCGATCCTGTGGGCTGGGGTGACGTCGGACGTGCGGCTCGCGATGGGCATCGGGAAGACGCTCCTCCGCTCGTTCTGGAATGTGGTCTCCTCAGTGTTCGGGTTCATCATCAACGGGGCGGCTAAGGCGTTCGGGTGGGTGCCTGGCCTCGGGCCGAAACTGAAGGACGCAGCCCGCCAGTTCAACACCTTCCGCGACCGGGTGAACGCCGACCTCAACGGGGTGAAGTCGCGGACCATCAACGTGAGCCTGGCGTTCGGCAGCAACAAGGTGAACAACCCGCCGCTGACACACAAGGCGGCTGGAGGGTATGTGCGGGGTCCGGGCGGGCCGACCGCCGACCAGATCCCCGCGATGCTGTCGAACCGGGAGTACGTGGTCAACGCTGCGGCGGTGAACAGGTACGGGGTGGGGATGCTCGACGCGATCAACACCCAGCATTTCGCCGGCGGCGGGCTGGCGGTGCGGGCGGTCACCCCCTCCGCCGCGTCGATCCGCTCGACCATCAACGGCCAGGTGGACAAGCTCGCGCAGCAGTACCTCTCGTCTCTCGCCGGCTCCGGTGTGGGGGGCATGGGGGACTCGGGGGCGCGGACCCATTCGGCTGCGGTGGCGCAGGCGTACGCGAGGAGCATCCTCGGCCGGTGGGGGTGGGCGCAGTCGCAGATGAACTACCTGATCCCGCTCTGGAACCAGGAGTCCGGGTGGTCGGCGTACGCGGTGAACCAAAGCTCGGGAGCCTACGGGATACCCCAGAGCCTCGGCCACGGCCACCCGTACAACCTGGGTGACTACGTGAATCAGATCATCTGGGGACTGAATTACATCCGGGGCCGGTACGGGTCTCCCGCTGCGGCGTGGGCGCATGAGCAGGCGAACAACTGGTACGGCAAGGGCGGGCTGGTGTCGGCGTTCTCCGGTGGGGCTGTGACCCGGATGGCGAACGGCGGGGTTATCGGTGAGCCTGTCATGGGCATCGGCGCGAGTGGCCGGCGGTACCAGCTCGGGGAAGCGGGGTCGGAGGTGGTGACCCCGGGGGATGTGGTGGGCCGCCAGATCGACCTGCTGGCCAGGATTGACGCGAAGCTCGCGGCGCTGATCGGCGCGACGAAGGAAACCCCGGCTGGGTTCGCCCAGGCGCTCAACCACGGGGCCGGCCTGGCCGCGCACGGAGCGAGGTAGCAGTGTCCGATTCGCTGGTGGTCGCGGGGATCGTTGAACTCCTCGGCGGGGGTGTGGCCTCCACCCACCCGCAGGCGGAGGGGGCGTACTTCCGGCTTGGGCTGGCGTACGACCTCAGCTCACCCCAGATGACGAGCGAGCAGACAGCCGGGCTCCTCCTCGACGGTGAGGTCGTCACAGGGTGGCGGGCGTCCAACCGGACCCCCACCCTCCCGGTGACGATCCTCGTCCCGACCACGGGGGACTCAGCCGCGGACAGGCTCACCCTGGCGGGGGCGAGGGAACTCCTCCTCAAGATCACCAGCCAGGAGCACTGGGAACTGACGTGGACGCGGGACGGCTCAGCTCTCCCGCTGATCTACGACTGCATGGGCCTGACCGCGACAACGATCGACTATTCGGTGCTCCGCGAGCGGTGCCTCGTCTCCACCCTGTCGCTGTCGTTCCAGGCGTTCCCGTACGGCCGGTCCGATGTGCAGGAAATCCTCCAGTTCAACGCCCCCGGCCAGCAGTGGCAGGCTCCTCCCTCCAGCGTCCTGGTCGATGACTTCACCAACACGGCCAGCAACGGCCTGACCGGCACCGACGACGACTTTGAGACGTCGGTCGGGAACTGGGTGTCGGGCGGCAACATGGTGGCCCCCACCAGGACCACCGCCCAGGCGCACACTGGGGCCGGGTCCATGCTGATGTCCTCCAGCGCGGCGGGGACGATGGCGGCGTGGGCGTGCAGCCTGGCGGCGGTCCCTGACACGCAGACCCAGGCGGGGCTTGGCCTCAAGTGCAACCCGGGTGACACGGTGGTCTGCAAGGGGTGGTTCCGGGCGGCGGTGTCCGCGAGGAGCTGCAACGTGGGCGCCGACTTCTTCGACTCCACCGGGACGCAGATCGGCTCGACGCTCCGGGGTTCCAACGTCACCGATTCGACGTCGGCGTGGATCCAGGCGACAGCGAGCGTCACAGCTCCAGCCGGCTCGGCGTACGCCCGCCTGTCACCCCAGGTGGCGAGCACCGCTGCTGGTGGGGAGCAGCACTATTTCGATGACGGGTGGATCGACCGCGGCGCGGTCTACTCCGCTGACGATTCGTACCAGTGGTCGCGGAGTACCGCGACCCCGGTGGGGTCCCAGGGTTCCGCGAGGTGGACGAGGAGCTGGCGGGACTTCCCCGTCTACGACCACATCCTCCCGGCTGCGCTTGACGTCACCAGCCGGACGAAGTGGGCGTTCTGGTACGGGCTGGGTACCTCCGTTCAGCAGTTCCCGGTGTGGCATAAGGGCACGGTGGCGTTCGCGGTCACCCTGTACGACGCGGCGGGAGAGACGCTCACCTTCGGATTCAAGCGGAACTGCCACGCCTCCTCAGTGGAGTCCAAGCCGCACTGGAATTACGTCTCGGCGGCTATCCCCCAGATGGCGTCCGGGTTCGACTACACCACCGTCTCCCGGTATGTGATCGAGGCGTGGAACCACTGGGACAGCAACAAGGTCAACCCGGCGACGGGGAAGCCTGGCCAGCCGGTGATGCAGAGCGGGGCGTTCATCGCCAACGTCCAGGCGGTCGCCACCACCACTGCTGTCGCGGGCACGCGGGCGCTGTGGACCCCGCTCCCCGGAGCGGTGGGGTCCGCGAGGAGCGCGGTCGCATTCCAGGTCGCCCCCGGCCCTAGCGCCTTCCAGACGGTCACGGAGTTCACCGGGGTAGGCAACAACAACTTCACCGCCCCCTCCGGCCTGTCGAAAGTGGACGTGGTGGAGATATGGGCTCCTGGCGGCGGTGGGGCCGGGTCGGCCGGTCACGTCGGCGGTGGTGGCGGTGGTGGTGGGGAGTACAGCAAGGACCTGAATGTGCCGGTGACGGCGCTGGGCGTGTACCCGGCGTTCAACGGCACCCCTGGTGCGG